CAAATGCTGTGTATGGAGAGTTAGTAGATGTATTTGGAGATGTAGGTTACTGGAAGATGGATGATAGAGACCTTTGGGGGCATGTAGTAGAACCTGGTCAACAAACTACAATACATAATCACTGTGGAGGTTTTCTAAAAGAAACAGTTAGTTTATCTTTTGCTTACTATCCGAATTACCCTACTAACTCTGGAAAGCTTATATTTCAAACTCAAGTTAATACTGCAATGACACAGGTTACAGTAACACCTAAAAGAGGAATGTGTTTAATATTTAACTCAGATATATGGCATCACACTCCAGCTAACTGTAGTAGGTATACTAGAGTATCTATTTCAGGTAATGTGGATGCTACTCAAAAATTATTAGATAAATTAGAAGTAGATGAAGACTATACCAACCCTTATTGGAAGTATGCTGGTAAAAGTGACCTATAAATAACTACCACCCATAATATTTACTAGAAAATAACTCCAACAAAAGTTGGAATTCTGAACGAAAGTTCGTATATTTAATAATGTTTAACAAATAAAGGTTATAATTATATGATAAAAGAAACAATGAAATTAAAAATGATACCATGTGTGAAGTGTACTGAACCTATGCCTGAGCTTAGGAAAACTAAATATGGTTACAGTTTCTGTGTAGACTGCTCGACAGTAGAAAGTAAAGTAGCAAGATTTCACACAACCGGGACTGGAGAAGAAATCATGACTGGAATACAAATTATGGACCCAGATGAAGCTCGTAGATTAGAAGAAATAGATAATCCATCGGGTGTAACAGAAAACCTCTCTGTTGAATATACAAATTACGACAAAGATGATCATGCCACCCAGCAGCAAACTAAAGAGAATGTTTACAACTCTATGAACCCTACTGAGAAATAATGGGAAGACCATCCAAAATACTAACTAAAGAAGATTTACTAAGAGCAATGGGGCAAACTCGATCGAATAGAGCAGCCTCACGTTATCTTCATGTTTCTTATAATCACTATAAGAAGTATGCTAAGTTATATAAGGATGACGAAACTGGTAAAACGTTATTAGAAAAACATCTAAACCAGTCCGGCAAAGGTATACCTAAGTTTCTTTCCGGAAAAGGTAAAATACCACCTCTGATGGATCTTATAGAAGGAAGAGTATCATCTACTCACTTCGATCCTCAGAAGATAAAAGAAAGACTTATCTTTGAAGCAGTAATAGAAGAGAAATGTAATCGATGTACATTCGTAGAGAGAAGAGTGCTTGATAATAGAATACCTTTAGTACTTCATCATAAAAATAAAGATAAGAAAGACTTTTCCTTAGATAATATAGAGTTATTATGTTATAATTGTTCCTTTCTCTATGGAGTTAGTCCTATAACGGATCAACAAGTGATAAAGATGGAAGATTATGTTGATAAACATGGAGAAGATTTCAAATGGGAAATGGATGAACATCATATTGAACACCTTAAGGAGCTTGGGTTAATGGATGAAGAAAGTGAACCAGGTGATGAATATATTTCTAAATTATAAACTATTTATCTAATATGAAAACCAAAGACTTAAACAAACTAAAAAAGTTTTCTACTTTCAAGAAAAAGAAACCACTTGAAAGACAAGTTGCAGACAATCTTGTAAAGCAATCAGAGCGCAATGAGAAGTTACGCGAAAAATCGATCGATACAAAGTTCTTCGATCTCTTCTAAGTCAAACCACTAAAATTTCCACATGAAAAAACATATAATAATATTAGCATGTCTGTTGTCTACGCTTTTTCTAATGGCCATGACAGTCGCAAATGTAATAAGACCTTTAAATGTTCCACTAGTATTAGAACCAAAACCTATTGTCTTAATAGCACCACAATTCTCAATTACTCCAATTAAAAAAATAGTAGTAATGGACCAAGTAGCCTTCCTACACAGTATAGGTCAGAGAGAATCTTCCGGTAACTACAAGATAGTTAACAGTTACGGGTACTTAGGTAAGTACCAGTTTGGCCAAAAGACTTTAAAATGGATAGGAATTAAGACCACACCAAAAGCTTTCTTGAAAGATACTTTACTACAGGAACAAGCAATGATTGCACTCATGCGAAAGAATAAAAAGTCTTTAAACCGTCATATAAAAAAATATGATGGTAAAATAGTGAATGGAGTACTAATAACTGAATCAGGATTAATAGCAGCAGCACATTTAGGAGGAGCAGGAAGCGTAAGGAAGTTTCTTAGGAACGGTAGAGAATTTAAAGATGCTTATGGAACAAGTATAGTAGATTATATCCAAACTTTTAATGGATATAAGTTGGAATATTAAAAAATAGTTCTTATCTTTGTGTATGAGTAACTTAGAAGATATAGTATACATTGCGATTAAACATGGAGTGAGGGACGAATTATTTAAGGAAGTAACAAAACTTAAAGCAAAAGATCAATACATGCCCCTAGATCTAATCTATGAAAAAGCTTTGCAAAAACTTTTAAAGAACAAGTAATGGAATATCTTAATTTTAGTTCTGTAGATCAATTCGAAAATCTATTTTCTTATAAAGATAAGAAGATAGTACATGGAATTCACAAAGCCATAAATGAAGCTTATCTATTTAGTAAGAAGACAGCTAAGATCTTCTCTATAAACTTTCAAGATAGTGAAGTAGCTTTTGAAATTTCATTACCTAGAAAGGAATGGCCTAAAGCTCTAGAGACTGTGTTAACCTACTATGAAAGTAACGGAACAGATGATCAATGTATTGATACTTGGAAATTAATTGATAATATTGAAAAGTTTTACATAAAATAGTTGCCTACCCGAGTTATTTTTCGTATATTTAAGTATAAATAATTAGTAAAAAAAGGTTATAAATTATGACAGACATTATCAACAAATTCGAAAAAGGTTTAAACGCTTACCTTACAAAAGCACAGATTCAAGAACAATGCCCAGTAGCATTTAGTACTACACCTTCCAATCCAGACGTAAGTGATAAATACCTTCATGTTAATACTGAGACTATTATCGATGACTTAGATAAGTTAGGGTGGAAGCCAGTTACAGCTCAAATGAGAAAATCTAAAGGTGAAGATACTATATTTTCTAAACATATGATATCCTTTCAGAACCCAGATATTATGATTAAAGGTTCTGAAGGAGATGATTCTTACCCTAGAATTATTATGACAAACTCACATGATGGATTTAATGCATTTTCTTTTAAGGTAGGTATATATAGACTTGTATGCTCCAATGGTTTAGTAATAGCTGATGAAGAGTTCTCTGACTTTAAAATACGTCATAAAGGGTATACATTTGGAGAGCTTAGAAACGTTGTAGGACAGGCAGTAAAAGATTTACCTAGTAGAGTAGAAGTTCTTAATAAAATGAAAGCTAAGATACTAACTAAGGTAGAGAAAGAAAAACTAGCATTAGACGCCATGTTAATTAGAGCTGGTATTAAACCTAACTCACCTACAGCATCTAAATTTAACTACGATCAAGAAACTATAGATGATATATTAGATGCTACTAGAAAAGAAGACGAAGGAGATGATCTTTGGAAAGTATTTAATACTATTCAAGAGAAGATTACTCAAGGAGGATTTAAAGCAGCACTTAATGGAGCTAAAGTACGTAAGGTAAGAAAAATCAAATCATTTGAAAAAGATCTTAAAATTAATCAAGATCTATTCAAACTAGCAACAGCATTAGTATAATGTGTGTTTGTGGAGGAATAATAGAAGTGACGGCAGCTACTTTAATAGTAGGTGCCGTTATAGCTTATACAAAAAAGAAAAGAGTATAAGTATCTTTTAATGTAAATATTTGCATTAATCTAGTACTTTTTACTATTTATATTAAAATTTACCAATGAAAGGAACCATATTCTCATCAGATTTTTGTATTGATGAATCAAATAATGTTAGGTTATTAGAGATTAACACCGATACAGCCTTTATTACAACTACATTAGGTAGTGAAGTAAATGTAGCTCCTATAATTAACATGATGACAGGAAGTATAGATTCTGTGTATGTTGTATATAAAGATGCCCACCATGCTAATTTTGTAGAATACCTTTCACAATCTGTAGCTACAGCACATAGTCACTCCTTTACAGCTATAGCAGAACAAATAGACAGTATATACCCTACAGTCCCTACCGATGCCGCAAATAAGTTTATAATAAGATTAGCTTACGATGAAAATGCTATATTAGATTCTACATATGCTAAAGGTAAGTTTAATTTATTGAATTTATTCAATGATCAGTCTAATGCAGACAGCGTAGTAGAGTTCTACTATTCATCTTCAGCAACAGGAGTAATAGATAACATAGACAAGACAAATTTCTCACCTAATAATGTTATTGATGCAGTAACTAAAAAAGCTACTGAAGCTCATCAGACTATGAGAATGTATAAAATAGGCCATCCAGCTTCATCATCAGCTGATAGGTGGGATAATTTTATTAATACTGTTAAGACTGAAGACTCAATGATACAGCAGTATTACTATAATGCAGATGAATTAGAAGATAGTAAGATTACTTCTATTAGGCAGTTTACTTATGTATATGGATCTGATTTAGAGCAAGTAAGTTTAGGTTGTTATAAAGCAGCAACATACTTTGATTTACCGACAACACTAAACGATAATTATGATCATCGTATTAATAATATGATGGGTACTTACTACAAGTATTGTTTTGCTACTAACCACATTGCAGAAGCCACATATGGGGTAAGTCACTTTGAATCTTTGATAAGCAGCTCAGGAACCTTTATAGCTGCAGCAGATGTATCAGCATCAAACGAAGTACTCTCTTATTTCGTAAGTGGCTCACCTCAAGATAATGACAATTGGTATGATTGGAGTTATGCTGGAACATCCCTACCGGGTGGTTCACATGCAACAGGCTCTACTGTTATATCAACTTTCCCAGTTTCTTCTAGTAATAATTTACTAACAGAGATTATACTCTCAACTGGAGACACAGTTTACACTTCTCCAAATGAAGCATTTTTAGTTCGTAATGAAATAAAAGATGTTATAGAATGGGAATATGCTCTTAACCTATACCCAACCAGTCATTCAGTTTGGGTTTCCGGAAGTGGTTTTACATCCATCGCAGAGGGAAATACAGGAGTAACAGTAGCAGATGTACAATATGAACAGATTAATGTGGAAGATGAAGATGCTTATCAATTATCTGGTTCAAATGTGATAGTTCACAATGCTCCATGCTTTGTTGAAGGAACAATTGTAACTATTAGAACCGGAGAAGGAGACTTAGTACAGAGACCTATTGAATCATTAAAATTAGGTGAACAGGTACTTTCTTACAACCTAGATAATGAAGCACAGGAATATAAAGGAGTAACTAAAATACAAACTAAAGAAAACCAAGACGTAGTACAGCTATCATTTTCAAACAATTCAGAAGTAACTTGTACTTATGATCATCCATTCTTTGTAAGCGGAAGCAGCTGGTCAGCCTATACGCCATCACTAAGTGAGCATACAGACAGAGCTTTAGCTATTGGAGATAAGTGTTTACATAAAAACGGAGAATATTATACAATTTCAGCAATGGACGAAAATGAAGATACCTCCACAGTATATAATTTAGATGAAATAGCAGACAATAATAACTTCTTTGCAGGAGGATTCTTAGTACATAATAGAGCAGCACCTTGTTGTTTTGTAGAAGGAACAGAGATAACTTTAGGAAATGGAGATGTTAAGAACATAGAAAACATAGTAGTAGGGGATATAGTTGAAACTTGGACTGAGGAAGGAATAGTATCTAGATCTGTACTAGCTTTAGAACCAACAGTCGTAGGTGATAGAGAATTATATACCATAAAAGGAGATGGAATCTGCAACATAGAATTTACACCAGAGCATCCATTCCTAACCCAGAAAGGTTGGAAAGCAATAGAACCATTAGACCTGTTAACTGGAGAATTACAAGTAGGAGATTCTATTAATTGTTGTAAGGAATGGAAAGAAATCAAAACTATTACAACAGTAGATACAACACCAGAAACAAAAGTATACAATTTTACAGTATCTGAACATCATAACTATATTGCCAACGGCATTGTAGTTCATAATAAGTAACCTATTTATAGTATATGAGTAAACCAACATTTTTTAAGAAAGTAGCTAATACAGAAGTAAACAGTAGAACTGTCTACGCAGTTACAGATGCTCAAAAAGCAACAATCAACACGACTGTAAACAATTTCTTAACTTACTTTAAAGCTAAACATAGCTAGTTACATATTAACAAAATTAAATAATTTATTATGGCAGTAGGAAAACAACATAACATTTACCAAGTCACAAGAGGCGTTCCAGTAGGAAATAATGGTCAGACAAAATCTGAAGATTTAGTAGCAGAAAACTGGATCGCATATCATTCATTTGAACATAGTAATTCGATATCCGAAAGAGAAATCACTGGAATTACTTTAGAAACAATGCCAACGGTTAACGTTGACTTTGCAGACAGAAGAGTAAAGTGTTCAACTAATCAAATCTTTTACGTAGAAGGTGGAACATGGGCTTGTCACGATCCATCAATCACTAATTCGACCAGTACACAGCTTGTAGTAGGTAACAAAGTTTTAACTAACGAAGGCACTTACATAGAAGTAACTGCAATCGCAACATGTGATGATCATGAGTTAGTTCATATCGACTTTGGAGGAGGCACATATGACGTTAACGATAACAACAATTACTTCGCAAGTGGAGTATGTCTTGGAAGATTTAATAGAGACGCAAATTAATATGAAAGATATATATAACTTCTTTAAAGTAGAGATGTGTTATAAAACTTATTGGGAACAGTATTTTTGGGTTTTTATAATTTTAACAATACTCCTTACTTCGTGTAGTAAAGATGAAGTTGTAGAAGAACTAGTACCTTTATTTGAAATTAGTTTAAACGGAGAGTCGTTTGATCCATATGAAAAATACTCATTAATTAATACCTTCGGTGGCTCTAAATGGGTAGATGGTAAATTAAGAAAGATTTTCATACTATACGTTCAAATAGAAGATGGTGATCCAAGATTGACAAGTCAACATTTTGCCATGTACGTACTAGATACAGATGCAAACGATGATGGTGAATTATTAGATGTAGGAACATATACTTGGGAGAACCCAGACAATAAATATGCTGGAGTAGAGATACCAGGACCAGATGATTATGTAATATGGAATAAAGTTGAAGTATTAGATGCAGGTCAATTAGGAGGTCCACATTCGGGACTAATCTGTTTAACAGTAGAAGGAGAATTTTACAATCCTTACGTTAATTCGGCAATGACAGTATCATTAAGGTTAGAAAACTTTCCAATAGGATTAGATATATTTTCAACTCCTTATGGGTATTTATTAGACTAAGGTAAAGAATATAATTTAAGTATTAGTAAAACTGATATGATGGACAAAAAGGTTATAATTTCTGATACTAGAATACAGTACACTAGTGATCAGGAAAAGATAGTAATGGATGTAGTCTCCAAAGAACTTATGGAGTTCTATTCATCTATAGTAACTCAAGATAACGGTAGAATATTAGATGTAGGATTTGGCTTAGGCTATAGCGCTAATGCTATATACAGTAAGACACAGAACTATACCTGTATAGAATGTAACTACCAAATCTATTTAAAAGCTCTGAAGTGGGCTAAAGGTAAGGAAAATGTTAATATACTATATGGAGATTGGATTGATATAATTCCACACATAGCTGAAAAGTTTGATGGAATTTTTATGGATACGTACGATGATCCTAATTATGAAAAGTTCGAAGAGTATGCAAAATTAATTGCAGCTCCAAACTGTGTTCTTTCTGTGTTTAGTTACTTCCTTATAAGAGATGTAAAAGAGCTAAATTCTCATTATTTCACTATAAATTCAACACATAGAGAAAACTATCCTAAAAAGATAGAACAAGGTCACACAGTACATTGGTCTTATTTTAGAAAAGGTAATTTTGTTAAAAAAACACCATATGTCGCCATTTAACTTTCTTAACACATCCGTCAAAAGCTATTTACGTAAGAGCACGATAAGAGGTATAGGATTATTTGCATTAGTAGATATAAAAAAAGATGAAAATGTATTCCCAGTATGGGAAGGAGATACAGACTGGTATTCATTATCAGTAATACAGTTTACCAAGCTACCCAAAGAAGTAGGGGCTTATATATTACGTTCATACGTTAATGATCTTTCCACTTCATATGCTCTAGTTAAATTTAGATTAGTTAAAGATACTAACTTTCTATTTAGTGAACCACTAGCATTGCTGAACACAGCCTTCGAACAAGGTAACGTAGATAGCGAAACAGGAATAGCATTAAAGAATATAAGAAAGAATCAGGAGTTAACAGGTAATTATACCCTAAGCTCACAAATTAAGATGATTTAAGTTGGAATCCTGCAAGAAATTCCTTATATTATAATAAAGACAATAAGTTATGAAATTAGACAATATATTTTATGTGCCTAAGGCAAAGATGACATACCGAATAGCAGAAACTGTAGTAGATGGTTTTCATATTAACCTAGGAGGATATGTTTTCGAAAGAGTATCCAAAAGACCTCAAGGAAGAAGCATAAAACACAATTTACTTAATAGTAATCAGACAGAACGTTGGGTAATATATAACTAAATGATAGTAACAAGTTACAAAGGTCTTTTGTTAGGAATGGCTTGTTTTTTAACTGGTCATATTATGGTCTGGTATCAACTTAATGGTCAGTTTTTATGGAAATCATTTAGGGAAAACGAATGGTTAGTAGCCTTAGCAGGATTTATTATATCATTCTTTTTTATATGGGGTACTAAGTTTACAGTAGATGCAATGGGAGGCCTGTTATGGCCAGCTAGATTTGTAGGATTTGCCCTAGGTATATCTCAATATGCTATTTTTGTTAATTATTATTTTAGTGAATCAATAACATTAAAGACATGGGTAAGTTTAGCTCTATGTTTTGTACTAATAACAATTCAAGCATTTTGGAAAACAAGTTAAGCTCAGTAGACAGTGTATGGACTTGTGGCTGCGGAGCATCAAACGGAGGTTATAGAATTGAATGTGGTAACTGTGGTCAATCAAAAAATAAACCATGGGGTAACTATCGAATTCTTTTAGATGATAATAATTGTAAAGTTAAACAAATAACAGTCAATCCTCAGAAGAGATTATCCTCTCAGTACCATCAATATAGAGATGAACTATGGATGATAGTTAAAGGTGAAGCTAAGATAGAAATAAATAACAAAGAGATATGGAAATCCTATGGAGAAACTGTCAGTATTAAGAAAGAACAACAGCATAGAGTTACAAATCCAAGCTTTGATAACGAATTAATATTTATTGAAATACAAACAGGTAGTTCTTTCGATGAAGATGATATAACTAGAATAGAAGACGACTATAACCGAAATTAAAATGAATACATTTGAAGAGTACCTAGATGAAAGAAGATTTGATGAAATTATTAATAAAATTATCGAATTAAAGTACGATAAAACTAAAGATAGTAAATTAGAGATTCAGAAACTTCAACAAGAACTTCAAGAAGTTGAGAATAGATTAAAAGAATGATAGACAAATTTTTCAATATTAATTTTGACAGAGTAAGAGCTAGTAAATACGTACTAGTAGAGTATGAATGTATGAAACATATTACATCTCTATTTGATAATGTACATATCGATATTAATCCAAAGAATAATAGAGAAACATACGTTTTAAGTAATAAAAACGAACCTAAGATAAATTACCAAATGCAATCTCAGGTTAGGAATACTCCTTTAAGTTCTGACTTAGTATATTTAAACTTTCCTATTAGTTTTTTTATAGAGAATATTAGAGGAACACCTCATGGTTATTTTAATTATGAAGCTATTAAAGAAGCTATTAAAGAATTAGATCAAGAAGAATGGACAAACCAAAAGCTATTTGATAAAATACAAGAATACAACAAGAAATACCCGGAAACTATCCAAGATACATTACCTAAAACTCATCCAGAGTATGAAAATGAGCAATTTAAAGTAAAAGCTTGGAACGATCAATTTTACCTTCAACAATACTGGTCTTTTAAAAAGTATGGACAGTTAGGAGCTCCACTAATAGACAGACCTTATAACTTCTTCTTAGGTTCTGCACATTCATTGTTTGCAGCACATTTAGCTAAGAAAGAACAAATGTCTATTTTTATACAAGTTCCTGAGGGTGGGAAAGGTCCAAAGACTGAATGGTGCTTTCAAATGCCTCCTGCTCTATTTGATAACAAGTTTACGTATAGGTTCTATATTAACTTAGAAAAAAAAGAGTTATGGGGTATACAAACTGATCCTATCCTACTAGAACAGAACCATATACAGAGATATCATAAGGATATCAACTTAACTAACTACACTAAATTATTATGAATTACGAAAAAATAATATCAGACCTAAATAAACAATGTATCGAAAGATGGACTGAATCTAATCTTGAACTATCCTATATAGTCGGTACAGATCAATACGACTACAGTGGTTTTTTAGAATATATTGAACTTTTCAAACCTAAATTTATTGTAGAATACGGTAGTGGTATTAGTACATACCTTATCGACAAATTAATTACTAAATTAGATTATGGAGCAGAATTTATTTCATTTGAGGACTGTGAGCACTGGTATAATAAACTTAAGGTAGGAGGAGTTGACATAAACAATAGAGTACACTTAGTTGATTTAGGCTTTGAAGAAGTTAACGGAAAGAAAGGGTGTAGGTACATTCATGATTATGACGGGTATGAAAAGACAGACTTTGTTTTATTAGACGGTCCTAACGTTAATAAATTAGGAGTAGATACAACTTTAAACTTATATGATATTGTAGAGAAGTTTAAAGTAAGACCAGCATACTGGATTGATGGCAGAAAACGCACAAAACAGTTTTACAGATCTTTATTAGAAACTAATGATAACTATGACGATCAGCTTTTTATAGGAGAAGACAAAGACAGGTGGGTGTGGAGAGTAAATAAAAATTTTAGACAATGATTAAGATAAATGTTAAAATCGGGGATACTGTTATGGTAGGTCGATTTAAAAATAAAAGAGTTAAAGTAAAATCAATCGATTATGATGAGTTCGGAATGCCAATAATTAACGGCAAACCAGGTTGTACTTTTAGATTAGTACCAAAACCTAGATAAAATGACAATAATTCAGTACTTTTCTCTTTATTTCCTACTTGGAATAATATGGTCAGGATGGATAGAATACTTTACAACCAAACATAAAATAGGAGGTCCTTGGAATAATTTTGAAAGATTATACCAACTCGTAATGTGGCCAACAGCTTTCATTACTTTTATAATAACTTGGATAAATGAAGTATTTAAAAATGAATGAATTAGGATTACTAACAGACATTATTAAAGAGACTCATAACCAATGGAGATTTATATTTGAATCACCACTATACGATGAGATTAAATACACACCAGGACAACTAATCACCCTTACAATTAGAGAACCAGGAGCAATGACTCAATTTACAAGAAGTTATTCTATAGCTTCATGGCCTGACGGTTCTAATACTTTTGAACTTATTATTACTAACTTAGAAGGAGGAAGGATGTGCGATTATCTTTTCAACAAAGCTAAGATAGGAGATGAAGTAGAGTATAGAGGACCGATGGGAGTATTTACTCTTCCGGAAAAGATAGATAGAGACATATACTTTGTATGTACTGGATCAGGTATTAGCCCTTTTAGGTCAATGATCAATTGGATAACTAAGAATAATATAAAGACTAAGAAGATTAAACTTATCTTTGGCACTAGAGTAAAAGAAGATACTTTATATTATGAAGAACTCAGACAATTAGAGAAAGACAATGCTAATTTTGAATACTTACCAGTATTATCTAGAGAAGAAGTAGATGGATACGATCATGGATATGTTCATGATGTCTACTTAAAACTCATAGAAGGAAGAGAAGATAAGCCTTTATTTTACCTATGTGGCTGGAATATAATGATAGAAGAAGCTAGATACTGGTTGGACACTAATGGGTATAAGATGAAAGAAGATATTAGAGTTGAGATATTTGGATAAAAAAAGAGGCCCATTAAGGCCTCTCTTTAGTTACTATTAAAAACACTACCCTTTGTTCTTAAGGATGTGGTAAAGCATGAATGCTCCAACTAAGCCTAATAGGCCTTCGTTACTTAATGATCCAAGGATATCCATAATATTAGCTACTACAGATACATCAGGCCAGAAAGGAATTGTTGCTCCTTTGAAAAGGACTTCTAAAACTACTCCAAGAGCAACAATAGAGATACCTATTTCAGTTAATGCATTGGCCCAAGAGCCAACCTTCTTAATAAAATCCATAAAATAAAATTTAAATGTTAGTTAAGTATAACTACCGATCGAGGTTAAGGGAAACTGTGTGATAGAATAGCGAGGTCTATCGGAGGTGTCGCTGTGTATTATAAATAGTTAGAAATAGTCTAAAAATAACATGGGAGATAGTTGCTTATGAACATTTTTCTTCTTATATTTAGGTATAATAGTTAATTAAAAAAAAGGTTATGAGCAATTCATTCAAGAAAATTAAATCTAAATTACAAACTCTTTTAGAACAAGGTCACGTTGACGAATACTTCGTAGAAGATATTTGGTCTCTATTACATCCACCTACTCCATCCGATAATATCATCGCCGGAGTAGACTTTTCGGATTCATTAAACGCTTTAGACTTATTATCAATAAAAAAAAGAGTATGAGGAATATAAATTTCAATACATGGATTAGAGATGAGGTTAAAGACATCTTAAAACAAAATATAGTTGACTGGTTAACTCCAGGTCAAATTGAGTTACTAATACTGGAAACTAAAGAATATTTTAGTGAATGCGATAGCCCTGAAGAAGTAGACATAGAAAATGTAGTTCATTTTATATTTGAATCTTCTAACACTCTCCAGTCTTCATTAAAATAATTAAAAATAACTAGGGGAATAGTTGCCTCCCTGCGTTATTCTTCGTATATTTAAGTATAATAGTTAATAAACAATAAAGGTTATGGATATAGTTATAAAAGAGTTATTTGAAGGGTATGCAAATGGGTTAATCACAGATAGAGAATGTGGTGACATGTTAGATCTAGTTACAAATACCTATACTGTCGTTGTAGACAATAAGGTTGAAATGGATTGGGAATCAGATATGGAGCACGAACATTACGATTTAGAAGCATCACAATACGATTATATTTAATATTAAAAAATAAAGGTTATGAAAAAATTACAGAGAACATCAACAAAATTTAAACAAGACATAATGATTGAGATAGCAGATTTATTACTGCTACATAAACTAAACGGCCAATCAATCGAACTAAAAGAAGAAGGAGACTTGGAAGCAATAGCTGACAGTATACTCTTTGATATAGAAGGAGAGAGTCCTGATTCGTACGACTTAGACGATCTTATTAAGTGGAACTTAGAACAATATGCCACTCATGCTTAGTTCCAACTCTCTTAAAGATAACTATAAGATAATTAAAAACAAATAAAGGTTATGAAAAATTCAATGTTTGAAATGTTTAAAGAGAAAGAAGAATCTTTAACAAAAGAAATTAGTGAAGCAAGATCTACCAAAACACAATTAGAAAAAGAAAGAGATCTTAAAATTAATAGTACTGTAGTAAAATACTTCGGTGGCGTAGAAACTGACTTACCTAACTTTAGGTTTGAAGATTCAAGTGCTAACTATATTGAATTCAGCTGTGATGGCGAATCAGTTACTAGAGAAAAATACGACAAAGATCAAGATGAGTATATAGAAAAGACTTTCTTTATAAAAGAGAGATTAGGAACTATTGAATTAAAACAAAAATATGGTTCATTTAGTGACAGTGTTTCTCAAAATAAGTATGAATACTCAGCAGTTGGTTTAAGTTCTCATTCATCAAGTGATCATCTCTCTGACTTACAATTAGGAAGATACCAGATTCTAGGACAAGTAGCTATGGTAATTCAAGATTTTCGAGATGACATATTAGCAGAGATTAATCAGATCTACAATGAGTATACTGAACTAATTGCCACTCCATTTGAATTGATGCATGACCTAGATAGATCTCTTGATATTGTAAAAAAAGATAGAAAAGAACATAAACAACAATCCCTAATAAAAGATCTTAAAAAAGGATTAACAATTAATTCAGATACTAAAGCTGAAGTACAGGTAAGATTTGACTGGTTTGTTAAGTCTATTATAAAAGCAAAGATAACCAGAACATCCTACTCAGGTAAATCAGTTGACTTAGATGTAACCTGTGTACATAACATATGGGATGATAAACTACTGACTTTCGTTCCCGGTACTTTAGATCAACAATTAAAGAATGTTAGAGTTGAAAAACTATTTGAATCTTTCATTACTTATCCAGATATAACTTGGACTGTTGAGTAATACTTATAAGATACCAACATCAAACGTCGGCTTAGGAGGATTCATAACCACTCTTTCCGGCGTACGGTATCACGTTCCATCTTGGACAGTTGTGGAAGAGAGTACAACATTTGAAGACTTAATCATGGAAAAGAAACCATTTGAAGAGTTGTTTGAAGAGAAGAAAGAAGAGAGCTGGAAATTTATTTCAGAGAGATCTGGTGAAGAATATATCGTTAGGTATAATATTAGAGGAGAGCTAAGTTGTAGCTGTTGGGGCTATATCTCTCATAAGAATTGTAAACATATTAAATCAGTAATAAAAAAGAAGGAAGCATGAATTTAAATTTTGATGATAATAGTTTTTGGGAAGTATCTTTAAATTTCAAATGGCCTCACGAAGGTTTTATGATAGGATGGCACATCATCCCAGATAATAAAGAATATACATACACAACAGTACATTTAATGCTAGGCTTTGTGACTGTTATAATAGAGTTTGGTACGGCAGACTAACCTAGAAATAACTGTGGAAATAGTTGCTTATATGCCGGAAAGTTCGTATATTTAAGTATAAATATAAATAATAAAGGTTATGACAAATTACAAAAATTCAACCAGTACTGTTAAAGGCTATACAGATTCAAAAATAGCTTCAAGTGAAAAGAATGATTGTTTCGTAAGAGCTCTTGCAGCTGCTACAGATGTTCATTATGATACTGCTCATACTTACTCTAAAGAAGTATTTGGACGTATAAATAAGAAAGGAGTAATATTTAATTCTACTAAGTTAGATAGTATTGCAAAAAATGGTATGGAATTAGACGATAAGATGTTTGCTTTTCAAGTACTTAGTAATGAAAGAGTAACTAATAGATATAAACTTCACGGTGATATCATTAGACGTCAGAAGACTGTTAAATCTTTTATTAAAGATAACCCTAATGGTACATTCATCTTAGGAGTTAGCAAGCATGCATTTACTGTTAAGGATGGTGTGTTAATTGATAACATAGGTGAGGAGTTTAGACCTACTAGGAAAGTAACGAGTGCTTTTAAGATAAATAATATGTCTCAAAACCCTCCTGTAGAACAATTAAAATTATTTTAATATGAAAGATAATAGATATGTAGTTACGTTTGAAGCATACGTATATGCTCCTAATGATTATATGGCTCGTAGAAGAGCTCATAATGCTAACGATAAGATAAATGCTATAATTAATGTGCAAGATTCTGCAGTTAAAGAGATAGGATCTCAACCTTTTGCTAGTATGTCTTATAAAAAGTTAGAGGATATTAGTAAGCCGAGAGATAAATCGATAGATAAACCTTTACCGTTTTAATATGCAGCAACCATTTGAACCTAAATACTCAGAAGCAACTATAGGTAGAAGGCTTAGAAAGACTTATAATAAGATGAGTTATAATAGATTCTTCTGGTGGAGAAGTTATTGTTTAAAGAATCAACCTCTAGGGAGTACATCTTCTTTTAGAGATAGAATTATAAATGGAGACTTCGAGCAAGGACCTTATCTACTAGAAGTAGAGTTAGTTCATCATACGATGAATAAGAAATGGAGAGAGAATCATACTGTAATAGGAAACTTCGATCATGGTAAGTATCATAATGAGACGAGTATAGATAGAGCTCGTAAGAAGAAATTACTTGAAGACTTTACTAAAGATGAAGCCAGTAAGTTAGCAGATGTTAAGAGGTTATTCATCTATGAGTTTAGAATGACTAAAGAAGATTACGTAAAAGAAGTAGATAATACTTCAGCTAAAGACCTTATAGACTTCTACTATGAAATAGAAGATAAGTATGGTAAGAAAACTAGATTTTATAAATAAAATAAATAAATAATCAATAATGAAATTATATAACGTACCAAGGAATAGTAGAATTAAAGTAATAGTAGAGGATAAAGTACCACCAGGTGCACCTCAAATCACAGAAGGTGAAGAGTTAAATTTTAGAAGTGTAGATGGGATGTATAGTTACTGTACTAGAGATAGTGGTGAAGTAGTACATTTAGCAGCTTGGACTGACGTGGAAATAATAAATCAAAAATAATTTGGTAAATTCAAATAAGATATGAAAAAACAAAGACAGTACAGAAGCACACAAGGGAGATCACCAGAGCAATTAGAGAGTAACTATAAAATAGCCTTTTGGTCTATTATAGGGTTGGTTATATGTGTAATCGCTTTAATCATTGAATCAAATATATGATACAACCAAACCTTCCAGTAGTAGTAGTATACAAACTATCTGCTAGAGCCAATGCTAAGAAGCAAATGAAAGTATTTAAAGGAACTCATATAGATAAGGTTAACAATGAGAGAACAAATCATATTCCTAGAGGAGTAGAGATTTTAGAGATGGGAATGGGAGCTGTATTTATAAAGAAGTGGAAAAAGAAACATAAGATATATTCAATTACTAAATAATGAAAGAACTAGAGATTTATACCAAAGCATTAAAAGTGGTGGAGAGTTGTACTAATTACGACCATATACTTTCAGCCATTAAATTCGTTGATCAATTAGAAAACCAATTCAGTGATGATATGTATATTATAGAACTACGAGGCTTAATAAAAAGCCGAGGTAACTTATTAGTTGTAAAATGAGGTTAATTAATTACAGAGACATACTATACAGTTTCTACTCACCACTCAAGGACCTAAACAGAGGAGAACCCAGACAACAATTCATCAAAGATAACATTCCAGTCAACACTGTTGGAGTAGAGGTTGGAGTTGCCGGAGGTAAACATGCATCATACTTATATGAGTTTGCTAAACCAAAACATCTTACTTTGATTGACCATTGGGACTCTCAAGACTTGAAGTACTACTACTTTGGTACTAAGGAGAAGACTACAACACAATATGAAAAAGTATTAGAATGGTCTGCTGGTAAAAATATAACTGTTACTAAAGCTGACTCAGTCCAAGGATCTACAACGTTAGACGATGAGAGTAAGGATTGGATATATATAGATGGAGACCATACCTATGAAGGTGTAATGAGAGATCTAAAAGCATACTGGCCTAAACTTAAGAAGGGTGGTATACTAATGGGAGATGACTTATCTATATTTGATCAAAAAAAGAAGTTTGGAGTTGATAAAGCTCTCATGGAATTCTTTCCAGATGATACACCCCTATATTTAGAAGTACAGAATATAGACCATAGTAGGAGAGATGATAACGGTAAGCCGTGGATATTCTATTCATTTAAGATTGTAAAGGAATGACACAAAATGAACTATATCAATTAGGCTTCGAGAAGATAGAGTATAATCAAGAGCAATTAGATAATGAGGGGTTCTTTGAAGACACTCCTTATTTCTTCTTTGCTCATACGTTAGATGAAGTAGTAATAGAGAATAGATATCAAGAGCAAGTAGATAAAGAAGCATTAGAGCTTGTAACTTGTCCTAGCGATGCATTTGATTTACCGGATGTAGATGGAGCTGGGTGGTATGTGGAGTTTTCCGATTATACTAATATAAGATTCTATAAGCAGAGCGAAGTTAAGATATTATTAGACTTATTTAGTAGAAACAAAAAACTAAGTGACCAAGGATGATAAGCTACCAACATAATATGTTTAGTGATAAAGAGTGTAAAGAGATTTTAAACCTATGGGATGAGAAACAATCGATAAGCAATCAACACCATAGCGATAGAGCAGTAGCCATGAGATGGATGGAACTAACTGACTCAGACATAAAAACAATACACAATGGAGGTTTTAATAATAAAGAGTTTAGTAAGATAAGACTTCAATACAATCATGAATCTTTAGGGCAGGTAGATACTTACCACGGCCATAGAAACATATATAACTACATAATATACCTCAATGATGATTACCTAGGAGGAGAGATAGAGTTCGAGAATGGACTAACCATAAAGCCGACTAGAGGAGGACTTCTATACTTTGATAATAATGAGCATCATAGAATTAGACCATGTGTAGGGTATAGATGGGCATTTACCGCATTAGGAGATAGACCAGCCGAGATACAATATCCTAGTAGAGCAAGAAAGCTAATATAAAGAAATATGAGTAATAAACAGATAAAAAAGACTATTAAACAAGAGTATAGGGAAGCAACCCCTGGAGAAGTTAATAGTGCTATAAGAGATAATTTTATATTTGGGTTCACTGGAGCTGTTATTGTCCCGTTTATAGCGATGAGGATAGATATTGCAGTACTAATATGTTACTTATTCCATTTCTTCTTTATTAGTAGGGTAATTAATCGACCTAAGTATGTTACATCGTTGGCTAAGTTTATTCTATTTCCAATACCGACAGCAATAGGAGCATTTATTGGTTATAAATTAGCATATCTAATATCACAGTATTTAGCATAATGAAACATTTACTCATAGTACTATTAATACTAGTTACTCAAACGGTACTGCCACAATCGGTAGGATACGAAATGAGAACAAATAATAGGTCATACATCGCTGTGACTTTAAAAGGATTTGAACTTAGACATAGAAGTGATGACTCAGAAAATAGATTCACCTATAGACATAACCTGTGGAAAGACTCTTCTAAACTCTACCTAAGTGTACCTTTACATTATAAGATAGAAAAGAACGAACCTACATTAGAACCAAGGTTAGTATATAAGTTTCCTACGTTTAAGTTATGGATACAAAAAGAATTTTGGTATAATTCAAATAAGAATGGTGCCATTGCAATTGATTATCCATATAAAGAGTACACGTATCGAGTGGGGTGGGATACTTCAAACACTTTTAGATTTCGATTAAAATACAAATTATGACAATGAACAGAGAAGAGGTGGGAGGGATAAAGCGTATTGATAGATGATAATACAAAGGCAGTTACAATTAGATGATAATGAAATATTAAATCTAATAGAGAGAGGTGGCGAGTGGAAGAATAGTAGGGTAGTTAATACCAACTATAATGATAAAAGAAAGTCTCAAGATATAACAATACCATTAACAAATGATTCTTTTCTTCTTGATAAACTTAAACCATTAGGAATAAAGAGCCTTCCTTCTTTTTGTAAAGTAATAAGATATCGTGAAGGTGATAAGTTTGATAAGCATAAAGACACCGGAGAGCAATATCAAGAGAGATTCAAAACGTTAGTAATACAACTAAGTACTCCAGAAGAATACACAGGAGGTCAATTAAGAGTATATTATAATGATACGTCTATAGAGGCAAATAAAAGTAAATATAATTGTATAATGTTTCCTTCTAATCTAATGCATGAGGCTAGAGCGATAGAGAGTGGAGAAAGAATATGTCTTATAATGTGGTTGACAAAAGATATGATGGGGGTGAGCAGGACGATAATATGATGAGGGAGGGGGGCGTTTCCTCTCGCACGAAGTGCCCACGCGCAATATTGATGAATAGTCCACTCTAACACAACAAAACCTACTACAATATAGGCCAATATAATCAATCTCTTCTATAAATAAGAACGTATCTAATGAATGGATGACTGAGGCTAATAGTGGATATAAGACACTAGTAGTTAGTGCAGCAGCTACTATTTAAACCTATGGAGAGAGGGTCTTAACCATGTGTATTACCATAGCGTATATGTAGTAAGATATAAGTATATATTGATATAGAGATATACACATATAAATATAGAGAGATATATAGGTTGTATATAAGATACACGGTAGAGCGTAGGGTAGAAAGATAGGTAGATACAGGCCTGCATGCCCCTCTGTTCATTTTTTTCTATATAGCAAACCTTAAAATGTGATATCCGGACCCGGTCATATAGGCACCATATAAAAGAATGTAAGGAATATAGGGGATCCTTCCGGATAATGTAATAAGGTTAAAATAACTATAAGAATAGTTGGTAACGATGAATGGACCTAACCAAGGATAAAGGTAAGGATACCGGAATAAGAGGGGGTAAAGGG